TGTAAAGATCCTCGATCATCATGAATTGCTCAGAATCGGCGGGCAACGCCCCCAGTTCTCCACGCGGCCATTTGATTCTAAACTCTGTATTTTTCTCAAGATCAGAACCCATAAGTTCTAATTTTGTAGAGTGTTGATTTAATTTTTCTACAATTCCAAAATAGCCCCACACGCCGATAGCGACGATTGTGATCAAGCTAGCAACCGTCTTCATAGGCATCTGTACTGCCTGGTCTTCTCCGATTTTTAACGCCATAAACTACTTATCTAGACCAGCTGTAAACCAATCTATAAATCTGTTCCAAATAGACTTAACTTTGTCCCATGCTCTGCAACAAATATTTTTACATTTATTAATCATTTTTTTTCTCCTCAATTTCGTAAAAGAAGTTATCCGTATCTTCGGTCTTCCATTTACGTGTGTCTTCTACATTCCACTCTGATGTCTGCACCTTCCAATCTGGTATTTCATCTTTAACTGTAAAAGATGGTATGTCCCATATTAGTCTGTTGTTTGGCTGTGCCGCATAATTACCATCATCTAAGGCAAGTATGTGTGCGCACTTATGTTCGTGCGGAATTTCAGAATGATCTGTATCTACTATATTACTCTCTGGGTGTGCAAAATCAACCGTAAATAAATAAGCACCACTGTGCCATTTTTTATCTTTACCTATGTATTTGCCAGATTGTCCGTCTAAGATATCCCAACTAGTAACAGCAGGATAATAACTGAAAGAATTCCAAAGCTCCAACTCATCAAGTCTACGTTTAGGAACGTTCTTTGGATCAAAGCCTCTTTGAATAAATGCAGATATCGGTAGACGATAGAAGACAGCTCCATTTTCCATAATACAATGAAAAAGTATGGGACGGCCAGTAATAGCCGTAATACCAAACACAATGCAGTCTTCAACTTCACCATGATGTTTTTTAAGGTCATATAAATATTCTCTCCTAATTTGAGCATATGTTACAGGAATGTTTGCATTTAAGTAAGCCATAATTAATCATTTATACTTCCCCAATTTTTACCGTGTTCGTAGTCTACTTTGTTTGGGACTTCCAAAGTTACGGCGTTTTCCATAATCTCAATAATCTTTTTAGCCTGAGCATCTGTCTCAATAGATAGATCAAGCTCGTCGTGTATTTGTATATGCGGTATTATCCCTTCTTTGTAAAGCTCTAACATTGACTTCTTTGTCATGTCAGCTGCGGACCCTTGTATTAATTTGTTTAGTGCTTTGTAGGTGTAGGCCCTCTTGATCCCCGGTCCATGTTCCCTTAACGCATCTTCGTGTGTCATGGCTTTATGCATACCAAATTGATTCGGTTCCCATAAATGAAACCTGCATAGTCTGCCTAGTAAAGTTCTTATCTGTCCTCTGTCCTGTGCTCGGTTAGATGCTTTCTCCATGAGCTGTTTAACAAAAGGTACTTTAGCATGATACGTATTAAATAGTTCGGCAGCTTTGTCTTTAGTTACACCCAACTCTGCCTGTAATTTGTTTTTACCCATGCCATAAAAAAGACCCAAATTGATCGTCTTGGCCTGTGATCTAGGTATGTCAGCCATATCAGCTACAGTCTGGTGGAAGTCTGAGTTAGGATCAGTTTCGTATGCATCAACAACATCATAGACTGACGGCAACTTATACAAAGCTGCGTAGTGTACGACGAGTCTTGGTTCTTGTTGTGAATAGTCAAAACATCCCCACTTACAACCGTCCTCTGGAATAAATAAACTTCTTATCTTAGGTCCTAGATCCTTGTTCCTTGCAGGTATTTGCTGCAGGTTAGGATTCTGATAACTAAATCTACCTGTCACTGTGCCACCTGTCTGTGATCTTAGCTGATTAATCTCTGCATGTATTCTGCCTTTATGCTGATAACGTAATATAGAATCTATAAATGTTGTGTGTGCTTTGTTTATCTCCCTAGCTTTAGCAATCATGTTCACGACAGGATGTTTATGTTCCTGTAAAAAGTTTTTGGTAAAGCTTGGAGCTTGTGTTTTATCTGTTCTTGGATACTCTAATCGTAATACATCAAACACTTCTGATATAGATCTAGCTGCCCAGATCTGTGTGTCGATGTTTGTTTCTCTTTTAATTTCGTAAAGTAATTTATGTTCTTGTTCTATAAGTTCTTTTTTAATTTTGTGTGCGCCTTCTACATCTACCCTGACGCCTTTAAATCTCATGTCAACTAGACACGGAAATAGTTCTGTTTCTAAATCAAATATATCTTCTAAATCCTGGTGTATAATTTCTTTTTTCATCTCTTGCCATAAACCAAACGTAGCTTCGGCATCTCGTTCTGCATAAGAACCTACATGTAATGATGGAAGTTTGTACATTTCTGACTTAGGATCGATACCCCACTCTGCTGCAGCTTCTGCTAACGCAGCTTCGTTCTTACCAAAACCTAAATACTTCCATGATAAACTATTAAGATCGTATCTAAATCTATTCTCATCTGTAATTGCTGCGGCTATCATTGTATCTACAATGTCACCATTAATTTTAAAACCCATAGCACGTAGCCAGCAAACATCGTACATGGCGTTGTGAAATATTTTTGTACTGTCAGCTTCAAGTACATCTTTTAACCAAGACAAAACTCTTTTCTTATCCATGTTGCCACCACCTTGGTGCGCAATAGGAAAGTATCCTTTGTAATGTGATGTAGCAACAGCTATGCCTATAACTTCTCCATTACCAATCACAGCTCCTGATCCTTTCTTTATAAGATCTGGATCTCTTGTCTCTAAGTCTATTGCAATCTCATCAACCTGTCTAAGATCTGGAAATTCTGTAGGAATATTCCACTCAGTCTGTGCTTCAAACTTTGGTATTTTCATAATCTCTTTCCAGTATCATTTCTAGATAGTGTATTGCTTTTTCTATGTCGGCTGCTTTTCCTTTCACTGCATGTCTGCATATGTACTTTATAGCGTTCCCCTCCGCAAATTGCAACTTATTCTTGTTTATAAACTCTGCTGGCTGTATGGCCATGTACATGTAATGTGTTCCCGAAACTTGTTTTAAGTATGGGTTTTCTTTTTTCTTAGATGTCATATCCGTTTCTCTCCTGTTTTGCTTCCATGATGTATAGGTTTTGTTTTGTACGTGTTACACCCACATACCAAACTCTGTGTTCTTCTTCTCTCTTGTCTTGGTCCTTCTCTACCGCATCTCTTATTTTCTTTGTGTTATCTAAAATAAGTAAAACATTTTCTGCTTCTCCACCTTTTGCTGCGTGTATGGTAGATAGTTTTACTCTTGATGCTTTAGATAATTCTTCTCCGTTCTGTCTCATTAATCGTATGTATAAACTGTCTTCTGGGTGTGTCTCAAACACTTCGTACCATCTTTGTGTAATACTGTAGCCAAATTCTTTTAAATCATAAAGTCTTTCATCTGTGTGATCAAAAGGTTTATTTAAAAATTCAAATAGATCTCTGCATTCTGTAATTGATAACAGCGTACCTTCACGCCATCGTTCGTAATTTAAAATGTTTCTAAATAATCTTTCATTATAACTTTTTCTATTTTTGTATTCGTAATAAATACCTCTGTCGTGTAGCTGCTGTTGTAGTGATCTAAGTTTAGAATGTGTTCTGCCTAGAATTAACCATGTTCCCTGTTCAAGGGGCACATCTTCTATTGACGTAACTCTTTGTACAGATCCTTCTTCATCACGTGGTTGCCATATTTTGACCAACTTTCTGTCCTCTGGTATACGTTCTAGTATACAATTAGCTAGTGTTTGCACGGCTTTTGGCACTCTGTAAGATTGTGGCAAAACTATGTCTTTTGCTTTTTCTTTCTGAAATCTGTGAACATCTGCTCCGGCCCAACCGTAAATAGCTTGGTCATCATCGCCTGCTAAAATAATGTGTTTAGATTGTGACTTTAATATGTCAAACATTTTCCATTGTATTGGCGATAGATCTTGTGCTTCGTCAATAATAACTACGTCAAACTTTGGACACAAATTAGACTTATTAAATCTTTCAATCATGTCGGTAAAGTCTACTAACTTGTAAGACTTTTTATAATTGTCGACCTCATCTTTTAAAATTTTTAATAATCTTTTATCGATGCTTTCAGAATATAAATCTGTATTGTATTCATCAATAACATCTATTTCCTTGATCCTTGCTGCGTTGATAATGTTAAAGTATTCGCTATCAGAATCTACAAAGCCTGTCTTCTCTTCTCCGTTTGTGTAAACGGTAACTTCTATACCCACTTCACTACCAATATCTTCGTAATGTTCTTCTTGCATGACATTACTTTTCTTTAGTCCTAACTCTGCAAAACATAATGCATGTAATGTTTTAAAGTATGGAATATCTTTTGCTTCTAATGCTGTGTGATAATCTAACATTCTATTCTTAGCTTCGTCTGCAGCTTTTGTCGTAAAGGCAAAGTAACCTATCTTATGTAATGGTGTACCTAGTTTGTAAAATGTTTTCACATAGTTTAACAGTTTAGTTGTCTTCCCTGTTCCGGGAGGCCCGAGTATTTTTCTAATTGTTTTCATATAATTTATCTCTTTTTTTATAATTATCTTCTTGCCAAAGTGGTTGTAAATTTTTGTAATGACAGCACGCTAGTTGTTGGACTGGACATTTTAAATCAAAAGCAGCACAAGGTATTATATGATCTATATGCCACTTGTCCCAACCTAAACCATGATTTTCCCATGTCATTCCAGATTTAAATAAAGATTCTATATGTTTTCTTGCATTTACTTTGCTAGTTCCAAGAAGCTCTTCTGTTTTTCGATGTTTTCTTACTCCTTGTCTTTTAAGTGCTCCTACTATGGAAACTCTTAAAGCCCTTCTTATTTTAAAGTTTGAATTTTTAGATTGTCGTTTTTGCCAATCTATTACCCATTGTTTATGTTTTTTACTTTTTGAATAAATTTTAACATAATTAATTCTATTTTCTTTTGACTTTTTTCTTTTATAATTATCTAACCATTTAAATTTTTTTCTCCAAAAACATTTAGGGTTCCAAAACCAACCGTGTCTTTTCCAATAAACCCCTGCAAAAAATATTTTAAAAGTATAATTATGATTTCCTAATATTCTCCAACGTCTATTCCATGAAAACATACTATATTTTGAATTTTTAAAACCTGTAACAATTCTAAATAATTTTTTTTCTAAATAAAAATTATATAACCATTTGGGTATCCACAATTTTCTAAGTCGCTCTTCTCTTTTCTGACAAAGATAACTGCAATGTTTAACCGGTTTTTGTTTATGTCCGTTCTCTTTCACTCCTGGTAGAATAAAAGGTTTATTGCAATATGTACAAATAAGATTAAGAGAAGGAAGTGTTTTATTAAATTCTAATCTTCTATCTTTTGCTTTTTGTTTAATTTTTGCATAATTTTTTTTATAATAATTTAGATAGCTAGATTTATATTTTAAATACTGAGGATCTAGCATACTTGGATCTTTTTCAGGCGGTCCCATTTTTTTCATTACATTATCTCCGTTTCATGTTTTAATTTTGTATGGTGTATAGGTACTTCTTCAAACTGTTCTATGTTTATCATTACTACATTCTTTGTAGGTGTATTGTATTTACCTTTTTCTTTTGCAGGAAATCTTTTTTGATCTAAAAATTGTATGTCACATTCTTTGTATGTCTTTCTCATCATAACACCTGTCTTATCTTCACCGTGTTTCCAATTCTTTGCTTTTAGTCTGTCGTAGAATTTATCAAATTTAAAATAAGCATAGCCTTCTTCTATTAGGACTGTACCTGATTTAAAGCTGGCATCATTCATAGCTTTAGGTCCGTTAATTTTTGCATGTAATAAGTCGTGTAGTTTTTCTTTAGGTGATGTACCGATAGGAGGATTAATTGTTTTTTGTGTTTTAAATAATGCTTCTAATACAGTTTGATCTTCTTGACCTTTAATAATTGGTGGTGGAAATCCTGCATGTTTTGTGATAGCATTCCGTCTCTTTCGCTGATCTGTAACATGTTCTACAGTCTTACAATGCACTGTCGCCTTACCAATACCATCTGGTCTAGTTACATCAAATTCATATTCTGGATCTGGATCAATGTCTATTTTTCTTAGGTTAGTTAGTACAGGATAAGATCCTTTAGATCCGGCAAGTACACCAAACTTTTTCTTTACGCATATACCTTTCTTACAATACTCACTGATAGGACTCTGTGTACATGTATAACCTTTCTCTGATTTGTTCCATGATCTAAGTTTTGCGTTTAGTGTTTGTTGATCCCACGCATTTGCATGCACAGTCTCAAAATATTTTACAGGTGCGTTCTTAACTTTCTGTTGCCAGCTATCAGGATACTTCATCTTTACAAAGACATGATAGTTGTACATAAATCTATCTTTGCCATCAAAGCCAGTCTTATTTGTAACTTTAGATAGTAAAGCTAAACAAGGTGGACCTTCTGTAAACTCTTCGTCAACACCTTCCATAGATTTAGATTCCATCTCATCTGTAATTCTTTTTAAATCTTCTGCTGTAGTTAGATTGGCTTCTGCTACTTTTATAAATTGTTCTAGTGTAAAGAATGTGCCATCCATATTGATAGCTCTACGTTTCTTGCTTTCAAAATATGGTAGATTAATAAACTGTCCTGGTTTTAATATCCCTGTTTCCGGATCCTTTGTCAGTTGTGTCTGCTTAGGAAAGATTTCACAGTCAGGTTTTAGATTAAATAAAGGTAATAGATTACTTAAGAACGATACAACTAATGTAGATGGCACAAACTCTGCCATAAATAAATATAAATGTAAGCCACCACTTTTAGATTCTATAGGTATAAGAGGTAGATCGTATTTTTGTATTGTTTCTAGATAAAATTGTTTGTTAAAGCCTTCGTACTCTTTAGGGTCAATATCAATAACACCAAACTTAGCATCACCGTTTTCATTTGTAGGCTGTGCACCAACAGATTTCTCACCTGTTAAATGGTCTTGATAAATTTGATCAGTGAACTCTTCATAAGTCCATCTGTAGACTGGTTTTTTCTTTCCGCTTTCTGGGTCTACGGTAGCGTTGCTCCAATCTGCGATACCATACGCATGCCTATAGCCATTAAATATTTTTACATATCCATTCATAATTATCTGTGTGTAGGCCGCGCAGTCTCCCAGGCGGCCTACTCATGCATGATTCCAATTAAGGAACTTAGAAGTGAGATTGAGACCCTTTCGGTTTCTCTTCACCATGTTTAGCTTTTACACTTCCTTTAGAAATGCTTTCACTAAACGTTTTTGCTTGCTGGTAAAGACCTGTGTCCGTTATGGGTCCTGCCTTACTTACATCCCAACCAAACCATGTACCTTTGTCGTTAGACATCTGTGTGGTTTTTAGTCTGTAAATATGGCTAAAAGATGCCGGTGTAAATAACCCGTTCTTACCTTTTAGTTTAATACCCGACATCATTGAATTCCATTTTCTACTAATTTTTAATTGAGTAGATTTCATAGATATCAACGCAGTCGTTGGACTATCTCCTGTGATAATTACAAAATGTGATGCAGTCTTCTCAACATAATTACCATTAGGTAATCTGTCTTTGTAGTTTGCATCTGCTTTTGTTTGAGACATAATGTCAGAAGAAGAGTCATGTACAGCTACTGGTCCGCCTGCACCTTCTCCTCTATCTTTCCATTCTACGTACTCTAACTTATAATATGCAGGAATGACATCTATGCCCTTCGCTCCATCGTATAAGTCGCCTGACACAGAATTGTATATCATTCCTGGTTCAGCACCTTCGACATACTTACCATCACGTTTGTTAACTTCTGGTGAAAGCTGTCCAAGGATTTTTAAGAAAGGTAGGGCTAGATCTTGTTGACCTATATTACCCAAACCTTTTGCTGCATCTTCTTCAAACACATTGCTTGGAAGACCTGCAGTCTTTTTTTCTGCTACTTGGTTCATGTTTATTTGCTCCTTGTTATTTTTGTTCTGTTGCCTGTGAACATGTTAAATAAGTCAGATGGCATCTCGAGTCCAGCCTCCAGACGCTCCCTGACTAATGCTTTAAGTGTCATAGGTTCAACCTTTAATTTCTGGACAGGTTGGTATCCTTGACCTTGTGCAAGGTTCGCATAAGCGATTGCCTTGTTGTCCTCGTTACGACCAAAAGCAACGGTAACCTCATTTTTAATAAGATCACCTAGGCCGTTTTCTCGAAGCCAGTTATATGCTCCTTCCTTTTTTGCTACAGGAATGGAAGCACCATAGACAGGTTTCACTTCTACTGAAGATCCATCTGCTAATTTTAAAGTAGATATATTCATCTCTTGCATCATTGTAGGAATAACCTCACCTGATAACAAGTCTACTTTTCTTTTTAATTCCTTTAACTCTTCTTCTTTAAGAACTACTTCATCTTCTAGATCTTGTAGTTTCTTTACTTGGTCGGATAATTTCTTACCCTCATTTACTGAATCAAGATCTTCTCTTGCATCTTGTTCAAAGTTTATATTACTCATCTATCTTTCCTTTCTCGTTAAGATTTATTTCTATTGGATAATACACTCTGTCTTGTCTATCCCACTTTAACAGTTTGTATTTACCATTTGTAATGTCAGAAACAATAGAACACGCAACACCTATAATTGCAGGATCACCCGTTAACAACAAATAATCTTTTGTAGTATAGTTTTTTAACAAACCTCTTAACTTGTATATTAAAGGACCTGGAGAAAAAATTATTTGTGAAAACTCTGGTAATAGAAATTTAAAATTTCCATACTGAGATGCACTCATAATATTTATCTTAGGTGAACCAGCTTTTGTACCTGGTAATTCTTGTAAAACATACACTGTAGGTTTGTTTGTTTTTATGTCACCGTAATTCATGCTTTCTGTCATTGACATCAATATAGTCTTTATGTTATAGAAGTCAATAGAAAGTTAAAAATTATGCATTACAAATTTAAGACTAAGCCTTATCAGCATCAGTTAAATGCTTTGGCACGATCGTGGGATAAAGAATACTTTGCCTATTTTATGGAGATGGGTACAGGTAAATCTAAAGTGTTAGTAGATAATATTGCTATGCTTTATGACAAAGGTAAAATTAACGGTGCCTTAATTATAGCACCAAAAGGTGTTGTAGGCACATGGTATAAAGACCAATTACCTACACATATGCCGGATCATGTTGAACATAAGGCAGTATTGTGGCAGGCTAATATCAATGCAAAACAACAAAAGAAACTAGATGTACTGTTCGAAACGGGTCAAGATCTACATGTTCTAGTTATGAATGTAGAAGCCTTTAGTACAAAAAAAGGTATAGAATTTGCGTATAAGTTTTTGTCTTGTCATAACGCCATAATGGCTATTGATGAGTCTACAACTATAAAAAACCCAGACGCTAAAAGAACTAAGAACATATGCACATTGGGTCCACATGCTAAATACAGAAGAATATTAACAGGTTCACCTATTACAAAATCACCACTAGATTTATATAAACAGTGTGAGTTTCTAGCACCAGAATTATTAGGTCACGCTTCTTATTATTCTTTTAGAACTAGATATGCTGTAATGAAGACAGCTAATTTTGGTGGCAGGTCTGTACAAATTGTTGTTGGCTATCGTAATTTATCAGAGCTTACAGATATGCTAAAAGTTTTTTCTTACAGAGTATTAAAAGACGAATGTTTAGATCTACCTAAAAAAACATTTATGCGTAGAACAGTTAAACTTACAAAAGAACAAGAGCATGCGTACAAACAAATGTCTCAATTAGCTTTAGCACAATTTAAAGGTAAACTTATGACTACAGCTACAGTTATGACTCAGCTTATGCGATTACATCAAATTACTTGTGGTCATTTTACTGCAGATGATGGCACAATACAGGATATAAAAAATAATAGACTAGATGATTTATCTGACTTGTTAGATGAGGTACACGGTAAGGTTGTTATTTGGGCACATTACCAGTACGATGTAGAAACAATCGTAGAACGTATAAAAAAAGAGCATGGGGATAATTCGGTCGTTACATATTACGGCTTGACACCACAAGACCAAAGACAAAGTAATATAGAAAAATTTCAAGATAAAGAAAGTCCTGTAAGATTCTTAGTTGGTACAACAGCCACAGGAGGCTACGGTATAACGCTCACAGCCGCCAGCACAATGATTTATTATTCTAACGGGTATGATCTAGAGAAAAGACAGCAGTCTGAGGCTAGAATCGACCGTATAGGCCAGGAAAGCCCTATGACATACATAGATCTAATAGCAGAAGATACTATAGATGATAAAATTGTAGTCGCACTACGTAAGAAAGTAAATATAGCTAGTGAGATTATGGGTGAAGAATTAAAAGACTGGATCTAACGTAGGAAAATCTAGGAGTACTAAAATATCTTAGCGCAAAAAAAATTAGCCGGTCCAAGGTAAGTATTTAACTGACCCGTCCTCTCTTCTAGCTTTAAGCCATTGGTTTCTGTTATTGTCTGATGAATAGCTACAATGAATCCATCCGCTTGTAGGCTCACCCTCTTTGTAGAACTCAAGAATTCCCTGGTCTATTTCTAGGTTGTTCTTAATCCAAATAGCTAAATCTAAATTATCTACACCTGGTATTTCAAAGTCTGCTGCGGCGGCTCCATCATCTGCAACATGTTGACTGTTAACACTGCTACCTATTGCGATACACAACTCAGCGCATCTAAAACCGCTAGATATAATTAATGGTTTGTCAAAATGAGAACGGATTGGTTGAAGCACGTTTACTGCTAGTGCTTTTATATTTTCTATTTGCTGTGGGTTAGGGTTATTATTAATCCCCTTCCTCTCAGCAACTTGGCTTTTGCAAAGCTCGTCAAGTGTTATGTTAGCGGTAAGTTTCATTTTGTGATTAACATAAATATCATGTTTGCCATGCCCATAATTAACATACCGGCAGACACTAACACAATTTTTTCTAATCTATTTATTTGTGTTTCGATTTTGTGAATTTTATCATGCGTTTGCTTTTGCATAATTCTGCAAAGCTTTTCATGAGATTCTATTTTTTGTAATGCGTTATCTTTAGCCATTGGGGAACAATAAACGGATTTTTTGATCCATTGTCAAGTTAGAAAATTGATTAGCTGCTGCCGATTGTGTCATAATTTGTTGGTCTACACTAGGTAAATTCAATGTATTAGGCCCTGTGGCAACATTACTTTGTGCTGTAACTGTTAATGGGTTTTCTATAAAAGGAAACTCCGGTTCTTCTAATGATAGTTCTGATAGTTCTGATTGTATTTCTGCTATTACTGAACCTGCTGTGTCAAAAGGATTTAATGCTCCTATTTTTTCTGCATTTTCTGCAAAAGAATTTTGTACTTCTACAGATACATTCATAGGTCTAAAAACATTTTCATCTGCAGCACTTAAAGCAATACCAGATATTCTATCTGTTGCATCTACAAACCCTGCTTCAGATATGTTTAAAATTCTTGCGGCATCTAAATTTTCTTTAAATTCTTTTTGATTTTGAAACAATGCTCTGTTTGCATTTAGATATGCATCTACAATTTCTCTTGGCTCAATAGGTCCACCTTTAAGCGTGAGTCTAGTAAACAAAGATCTAGAATCCCTAGATCCTCTTTGGAAGTCTGCAACTTTGTATCTTAAAGTTCTTTCAGGATTAATATTAACTGCTCTAAAACCAAACAACCCACCAAACTCATCACCAAATTCAAAGTCTTGACCATATTCATCGTATTTACCTTTTGTAATTACGTCTACAGCTTCTATAGATCTATCCATTCTTTTTAATTGATCTAAAGAAAAAGGCATTTGTGCTTTAACTAAGTGTGCCATAATTTTACTGTTTCTATCTCCTGGCGTGTCTTCTGGATTGTATACTTGGAAACCTTCTCTAGTTCTACCACCTCTAGCTATAATATCTAACACTGCTTCCGTCCAAATAGATTCTGATATAAACGGCTGACCAAATTCTGACATGGCTGTAAACATACCTCTTGCAAAATCATCCATCATTCCATCTTGATCTGTTCTGCCATCGGCTACAGCGTTAATTATAGATTGTATAGGTCTTGTTAATGTGTCGTAAGCATTTGCGTGACTAAAATCTATGTATTTAAATTCACCTGTTTCTTTATCTTTAATTGGAAGTAATGTTGAGTTCTTAGACCATTGTGCAGCAAACTTTCTAATAGCTTCTCTTTCTTCATCTGTTACATCGTAGATAGCTTGGAACGCTGCCACGGTTGCCATAGGCACCGCTGCTGTTGTTGCGCCAAAACCAAATAATCTTGTATAACCTATAGATTGAAAAGGTTTAAACACTTTACCATCAACAATAACTTCTTCATTTATTTCTCTCAATGCTCTTGATACAATGTTAGTTCCTGTTCTTGCAATCTCTGCAGGAAACGAAACGAAGTTACCAATAGGTAGTTTTCTTAATCCTTTAACAAAGTCAGACACATAATCATAGTTAGGTATATTATTTTTAACAATGTCTGCAGCTTCTCGTTTTAGAAAGTCTTCTGTTAATCTAACTTCTGTACCATCAGCTCTTTTAAAAAATTGTCCTCTTGTTAAACCTATCTTTTCAAAAGATTTTTCTAGTCTAGATTTTTCCATAGCCCAAGAATATATTTTCCAGAAGTCATCCTCAGCAGTGTACAAATCTTGTGATATTTGTTTTAATTTTGACAAAGGTTTTAGTAATAATCTCATACCTTTATCTGATGTCATAGTCTCACCAAAGTTTACATCTTCCATTAGTCTAGTTAAGTCTCCTAGTCTTACGTTAGAGTTTACTACACCTAATTCTAATAACTCTTGGTATAAATCATTCTGTTGTCTTGTTCCTTTTAGCGGTGTCTGTAATGCTTGGTATGCTTGTTTGATAGCTTGTTTATCTGCAAACGGTAATATACCATTAGCTGCAGCAAACGCTCCAGCACTTACAAAGTTTCTTAGATGTGTTACCGGTGATAAAATTGTCTTAGCTATTTGTGATGTGGCTTTAGGATACAAGACTAAACTTTCATATATTCTACCTAATGTACCTGCGCCATCTAAAGTTATAGATGTTTTTTCTAATGCATCTGCAATACCAGACGGTGCGTACAATTCATTTAATGGATTAGTTGCACCAGACTTTGCACTAACAGATAATGATTTAGCTTGGTCAATTCTTATTTGTTTAAAGTCATCACCAAATAATAGTCTAGCTTCGTCTTGTGTTTTAGCAAACATAGGTAAGTCACCTGCAGCTTTTAACTCATCAGATTTTTTTATAAGGTCGTTAAAGAAAACATTACGTCTTGTAATTAAAGATAATTTAGACATACCTCCAAGCATAGTTTGCATAGGATTTTTTTGTTTACCTAACAATCCTTCAAACACTTCCTTGGTCCCCGACTTAAGAGCCCCGGCAGATACTAATGCTGAACCTCTCTCAGTTGTTACATCTTTTAATGTAGTTCTATTAACAAAAAAACTTGGTACTTCAAAGATAGCATCAGATGGTTTGTCCATTCTAATACCTTTAGGAAGTCTTGCTGTTTTTAAAACTCTAGCTACCGCAGCTTCTGCTTGTAAATCTGTCATCTCTTCACCAGCTTCTCTAGCACTAGCTATAAAAGATGCTTTAGCTTTTTCTATTGCATCCTCTGCTGGCTTATATCTAAAGAAAGGTAGGATACTTTTGTCTTGAAAGATATCGTATGTCGAGCCAAGATAGTTTTTAAATTTACCGCCAAATAGTTTTTGAAATTCTTTTATATCGCCTGCATCTAACGTACCACCTAACTGTGAAAATAGTTTAGACCATGCAGTTCTCATGTTAGATAAACCACCAATAATATTTACTCTTAGTTCATCAGCTTGCTCCGCATTCCTTGCAAATTTATCTATAAACTCATCTACTTTTAATACAGCCTTATCATCCATCTTGCCAAACGTTGCTACACCTGCATCGTCAAGTTCTGCTTTACCGGATAACAATGCATCATTAACTACGTTTAAAAATTTAGTTCTCTCTGCTGCTGTTTGTTTATTAAATACTGTACGCATAGGTGGAAACATTGCATCTATGTTTACATCTAACTCTCTAGATAAAGTTCTAGCTACGTTAGCATCTGAAGCTCTTGCACCAATAGATCCTCTCTCTATGTCAAAAAATTCTTGTGTCTTACCACTACGTGCTCTTATTTTAGATGCAACTTTGTCAATCCAATAATCTAATTTAGAATTAGCTACGTCTAGTTTTTTATTTCTGTCTGTTAATTTTTTTATTACAGTTCCTGCACCGCTAATTGCACCTGTAAATAATGCACCCTCTGTACCAAACTTAACTCTGTTTAATATTTCTCTGACAGCGTTGTCTTCTTCGTCTCTATTAATTTTAGTAGGACCACCTAGCAAATCTCCAAACGTACCAACACCTTCTACATCACCTACAAACGTAGCTTCTGCAGCACCAGCACCTAAAGCTCCAGCAACAGCTTGTCTTGCTCTTCCTGCTCCCGTAAGCGTTGTACCTTTGCCAAGATCATCTAATAATTTTGGGTCGTTAAGTTTTACATACTTACCGTTTTGTCTGGCTAGCATAGCAGACTTCGCTAATCCACTTGCACCTTTTAAAGCTATACCGCCTGGTATACCAATGTTAACTAATAGTTCTGTAATTTTTCCTGCAGCTGTAGCTTCTGCTTTCTCATCAAACTCTGTGAGGTCATCAAAAAATCTTTCTACTTCTGCAGCTTTACCTGTATTAGCACCAAGATCTAAAAGACTAGCACCAAGAGAAAAGAAACCTTTAGGTATTGCAATGATACCTGATGCTATGCCGGACAGCATAGATTCTATTACACCTACTTTATTATTTTTTTCTGCTCCAGAAAGATTATTAGATAATGTTGGTTTTAAAGGCATAAGTCATTATGGTAATAGTTGTGTTGTGTTTCCTTGAGCATCTACTTGAATAATTACTTTGTCTACAATGTATACTCCGGCAACATCACCGCCTTGTGTTTTAATTTGATCTTTAACATACGCTTCTGCTGTTATGTCTTCACCAATTCCTTCTGCTTTTGCTTTTTTAGCATCTGCTAATACAACTGCATTAGGACTTACTGATTTACCAATGGTAACAGTATCTGGATGACTTAAAGTTTTCTTTCCTATGTAAGCTCTTGCATAATCTCTTGCTGTAGGATTATTTTCTTTCTTTAATTTTTCTGTCATTTGTTTTTTATATTCTTTACTGTAAGGATCTGACATAGCTTCTATTTCAGCTTTAGCTTGCATTAATCCTGCAGCTTCTTTTAATTGATCTACTTTATCTAATCTCTTATCAAACGCACTAATACCTTTACTAATTGTAGAACCTATATTCTTTTTAGAAATAACATCTTTACCACCTTCATCGATGTATCTGCTCATGTCTATTAATGCTTTAGATGCAGCGTTTCTTTTAGCTCTGTCTACACCAAGTAATTTATAAATTCTGTCTAATTTTTGTTTGTCTTTTATTTCTTTTTCTGCAGCTATTTCTGCTGGTGTTTTTTTAACTGTGCTTGTGCCAGCACCACCTGCACCTGTAATTTTTTTAGCTTCTTCTATTTGTTCTGGACTAGCTTCTGTTCCATCAGGTAATAAATATTTACCCCCGGCATAAGTTAATCCAATAAGAGCTGTTGGAGAACTTCCTACACCTTTAACAACTGCTTTAAGAGGTTTAGTGATAATTCCTTTTCCTTCATATAATTTTTTAGCTAATTGTGCTTCAGGAGATTTTGCAAGAAAAGATAAAAATCCTCCTGGTTGATATATACTTTTAGAAACTTCTACTGTTCCAGGTCCTGTGCCTATTTTTGTTCCTCCAGGATAACCTTTACTGTAAATGTTTCCACCAGCTGTGTATGGTCCTTGTTTAGGAACTGTTTCTGTAACAGTTTTTGTTGTACCTAATTTTTCTTTGACTGTATCAAAACCTTTTTTAATATTGGCTATACCTTTATTGTAAATAGTTCCAACAGGACCAAGTTTTTTTAAAACTTTGCTACCAAAACTATAACCTGGTCTGTTAGCTAAAGAAGCTACTCCTCCGTTTTTCATAGGCAGCATTCCTGCACCCATAATTAAAGCAAAGATATCATTGCTAAGTGCGTTACCTCTTCTTAAAAGATTTGAACCTGCAGATTTTCTTGGATCAAATGCTTTTCTAAAAAATCCTACTTTATCACCAGCATAACCACCTGGTCCATCGACTAAACCTCTTTTGTTAGGCATACCACCACCAGCCATCATAGTAGCGTCAGCCATTGTTGTAGCTACGCCGCCATCTCTTAGGCCATTCATAACGCCTTCTTTGATAGGTCCGCCTGTTCTGAACATTGGTCTTTTAAGCGGTCTCATTATTGGCCCCCGTATAGCCTAGAGTAAATTCCTCCTACTCCTAAAGCTGTTGATAGAGCTTGTGATAGTGGACTTTGCACTGGTGCTGGTTCAGCGTAAGCTGATGCTACACCCCCTGCTAGTCCTGTCAAACCTTGACCGTATTGATTTAATCTACCGTATGGTTCGTAAGCTGCTGTCTTAGCTGCTTGTTGGTTAGCTGTTAAGTTAGCTTGTGCTTGTTGTTGGTTAAGAGCACCTAGGTTTCCAAGAGCGCCGATGTCTTGTCCTAAACCTGTTCTTTGGAAATTAGATAAACCCATTTGGTTTTGTGCTAGTGTTCCTTGATTACCAAAAGCTTGTTGTGCTAATTGATTTGCTTGCGTAAAACCGCTTTGTTGTAATGATGCTAGTAAAGCAGCTCTACCTGCTGTTGTATCAGCATCGTATTGTCCTAACATCGCTCCTTCTCTACCACCACCAAAATTTCCAGAAGCTACTGCTTGATCTTGTATCGCTTGTCTGTTTCCAACTCTTGATGAATCAAAGTCAGCTAATGATGTGTCAATAACTTGTTGTTGGTACGGAGACATAAAAGATGAATACGCACTAGGTCCTGTAAGACCTGCTTGATTAGTTATGTTTGCTTGAGCAGCTTGTAAAAAAGGTGAGTAAGATCCAATACCTTGTTGTGCTAAACTTTGTGCTTGCGTTTGTAAAGGATCCATTGCTGCAACAAATGGATTAGCTCCCGTGATCCCCGGTCCCGCAGCCCTTTTGCCTGATGCGTCTAGTCCGCCAGTAAATGTGCTTGTTTCAATCGGTGCCGAATACGTGGCTACCGACTGCTTGGCAAAGTCCTTGGCTGTATCTTCTAAATAACTTGGTAATGCCATTATCCTATTCTACTCTCCAGTTGTTGTGCGGTGTCAAACATTTCTTGTGCAGGGTTTCCACCTTGCGACTCTTCAGATATCTGTCCGCCTTGTTCTAAATGTTCCATCATTCTTTCCATTACAGCTGCGCCTTCGTCTATGTCGCCGCCTCCTGCATTTCTTACAGCGTCGGCTGTAAATACAAATTCGTTTTTCGATAGTCTTGCTGGTACATCGTCAGCTTTTTCTTTACCACCAATAGGTACAAAGCCACCTTCGTTTCTATAATCTTTTTCCATACCACCTAGATCCATGATACCGCCTTCAGCAGCCATTTGTCTATCGCCGCTTGGTCTGTACATGTTAACTATGTCTGTGTCTTCCATAAGGTAAGAGTCAGCCATAGGGTTTGCACTAGACATATAATCTATCATGCCACCTGAGTTAGCCATAACTCTATCTCCTGCTTGTTGCTGCATTCTGCTTTGTATCAATTCTTGTAGTTGTCCTCTTTCAGTTTCGTTTAAATCGTTTAGAGGTTTGCCAAATAATTCTATAGATAACATATTTAATTCTGCCATTGGATCTGGGTTAGATACAACTTCTTGTGTGTCTACATTTTCAACCATCACATCTTCAGTAGGTCCACCCATAGCATAACCTGCTCTAGCCATACCGCCATCAGCAGCGTTAAAGAAACCTGACTGTGTGTATGCGTTCTGTGGTAAAAATCTTAGACTTGGATCTCTTGATCTTGCTTGTGATACGATGTCTGTAATTGTGCTAGGTGTTACTTCAAATGTATCTGTAACCTCTTCTTCATCTTCACCACCACCCATAAAAAAAGGTAGTGCTGTCGCTAATGCTCCGCCACCTAATAAAAGTTGTTTACCTGTTTTTAAATTTCCAAATTTTTCCATACCAGTTCTAGCAAGATTTCCAATTCCTTTTCCTAAACCAGATCTAAAAAAATTACTAATAGATCCTTTACCACCAATACCAGGAAGACCAAATTTATTGACACCATATAGTGCAGCAGCACCTAACGCCGCTTTACCTAAAGGACTTTTAGCAACTTTCTTAACACCTTTAAAAGCTTTTTTAACTAACTTACCTAGGCCATAATTCTGTCTAGGTTCTAGATCCATGATCCCGCCATTTGCTCGTAATTGTTGTGCTTGTTGCATGTTAGATATTGCCATAATTTTACCTCAAATAATCGTTTTAACTTGTTTTTCCTAACAAATCAAGCGGAGGCATGATAACTGTTAGGTCCTGCGCTATGTCTTCATTGGGTATTCCAAGCTTTTTCCACTCTTCTTTTGTCTTATAAATAGCCCCTGTTTTCTTATGTCTATATTGACTTATAGTCTTTACTGCATCTATCACGGGTATATCACTCATTAATCTACCTTATCCTTCCTTATGTTTAAATAACTAATAGCCACATCAAGAGAGTCTGCACTGCTTGATGTAACTGTTAACACTTTACCGCCTTCTATTACTAAAGGAACGGTTAATAATTCTACTGTTTGATTAGCTGTCAGAGCAGCTGTCTTGATTGTAGTAATACTGTTGTTAATAACGGTTACCGTAGGCGTGCCAGCTGATGTAACCTTTATAGATTTTACAATGTAAGTTTCATTAACTAATGGGTTCTGTGTAGCCACACCATTAATTGTTGTCGTACCAAACATCGTTTGTGCATCTGTTGATGTAACATTATCTACGCCAAAAAATTTAAATACGTTTACTGTTGCCATTATTCTAGAAAGAAAGCCTTAGCTTCTATCTCCTGTTTAATTTCATCTTGAAACGTAGAGTTAAGTTTATTAATTACGTTATCTAAATCTCTAACTAAAGATTGAAACGTTCTTTGATCGTATTCTTTACTGGCTCTAGTTAATGATTGTACTATCTTTGCCATTATCTATATAACCCCACAATACCACCACCAGCATATTGATTTACTTTTAAAATATCTCTTAATACTTTTACACCACCAAAAGGTGCAGTAACTGTTCCACCTTTTGTATTGTAACCTAACTCTCCTAATTTAAATATTTCGTATTTAGAAAGCCCTCCATTACTAAAACTTGCTCTGCCGCCGTAAGCATAACCACCAGCTCCAGCGTCTTCATCACTAGCTGATTGTGATGCATCAGCCCCAGCTTGTGAATCGCTTTGTCCACCGCTTGATCCACCATCGTCACCGCCACTTCTAGCGTAATCTCTGTTAGCTGCTTCTTGTGCAGCAGCTGATGCTTTACCTGCATCATATTGGTCTTGGTCAAATCCTTCGCCGCCGTCACCACCAAAAAATTTATCTTTTACAAAACCAATTCCTTTACCTATCCCCATGGTAGTCAAAGGACCAAAAGGACTGAGAGTTGTAAGACCAAATTTTCCAATACTTTTAAGCATGTCTATATTTTTTTGTCGGTTTAAAGTTTTTTGTTCTTCTTCAGTTAAAGGCACATTATCTGGATTATATAAACCACCTAAAGCTTCAAACTCATAGTCAAATTTTGAGTTTCCTCTAGGACCAATAGGTCCACCACCGTCTCCGCCATCTTCAGACATAATAGGAGGATAGGGATATTTAGGATACATACCCATAATACCTGCGTTGTTTGGAGATGAATTAAAAGTAATAGCTGGTTTATCTAAACCAACACCTTGTAAAAATCTGTCTTGACTATAAAATTTATTGCCTGCATCATACCGGT